ACATATTCGCGCATCTGCTCTGTGTTTGACTTAGGAGCTGATGCTTCTTCTACATCATCAGTTGCTTCGTCAACTTCTTCGTCATCTGATTCAAAAGCTACTGCTTCTTCTTCAGGCTCATCTTCAGCGTCCATGTCCATTTCTGGCTCATCTTCTGCTTCGTCGTCACCTTCGTCATCACCTGACATCATTTTATCAAATTCTGCTTTTAGGTCATCTAGTGCATCTTCAAGATCTTCAACACGATCTTCAACATCACCTTCACCTTCGTCATCCATTTCTGGATCTGCTTCAACGTCACCCATCATGTCATCTGCTGGATCGCCGCCCATGTCATCCATTGCTGGTGCCATTGGATCTGCTTCAACTTCAAACTCGTCTAGGTTAAAACCTTCGTCTACTTCTTTGTCGTCAGTATCTTCGTCTAGATCTTCGTCATCTGACTCATCTACTTCTTCATCAGTAGCTTCATCTAAATCTTCGTCATCTGACTCATCTACTTCTTCATCAGTAGCTTCGTCAACTGCTTCGTCGTCTAGATCATCTTCTAATAAGTTTTCGTATATTTCGCGTGATTTCTCAACTACGATTTCGTGGAAAAGCTCTTCAGCACCGGCTTTGTCTTCATTGACTAGGCGCTCAAGCATTTCTTCAAATTTCTTTAAATCTGCCATTTTTTATCTCCTGTTAAATGTTTTACCTATGGTAAGGCTGTCAATTGTATTTAACATATTGGATAAAATACGCACTAAAAGAGGCTCAAAACGGTTCGTTTTGGCTAGTGCTGAGAAAAATTGAACATTTTTTCAAAATCTTCAATAGTAATGTGCTTTAAATTACTAAATTTATTTAGTTCTTCAGGAATATAGTTATCAGGTGCTATTACTCTTATAAACTCAATATCGCTGTGTGTACTAACAACATTTTTAGTTTGACGCATCCAATTACCAAAAAACGTTGCACTATCCGAACTTTTTTTGTAGTTCATTGTATCAGCAAATAAATTATTTAATTTACTACCGTTTTCAAGACCTTTAAAATCAAATCCTAAAATAAAAATACGTTTATAAGAATGTTCACTTGCTAACCATAATGCAGTAGGTCCGCTTGACCATCCTTTGCTAGGTTGAAAATAATTAAAACCTAATAGATTTTGATATGACTTATTAGGATTAGTCCAAACTTCGTGTCTATGTTGATACTTGCTTTTGTTTATTTCAAGAATCATTTTAACATCTACTGCTACTAAGTAGTCAGGATCAAATGTTCTATAAACTGCATTACATGCATATATTTTACCATGCGGTTTTAAATCATGTAATTCAATTGGAGTTCTACTAGTACCATTACCAATGACAAATGCTGTGTCAAAACGTTTAGATCTTACTTCTGGAACAACTAATTCTTTAGATAACGCAGACTGCTGTTTTTCATAGCGTCTTTGCTCTTTTAAAATTTGCCACTCTATTTTTGAAAGTTTAGTTTTGTCTACTTTTGCCATTTATGCCATCGCCGCTTGCTGTTGTGCTATTCCATACATTTGTCTTACAAAGTCAAGTTCCTTAACTTGTTCTTTAGTATGTACTTCGGCAGCTTTGCGAGCGCGACTGATTTGGCGTAATGTTAATCTTGTTTTTCTTGTGTCGGAACTATCAACAATAGAATCGTCATAGGTAGGGTCATACTGATCATTCTCAGTAGGTTCTAGTGTTTCTTTATCGTAGTAAAATAGTTCTCTTAGTATCATATTATTATTTATGCTTTATATTGTCTGTTCGCCTGCTGGCGCTGTTGAACCACCAACTGTTTGTCCTGTAGTAGTTTCTGGTGGTGTACCTTCGGAGCCTACTTCTGGAGTAATCTCATCGTCACCGATATCTTCAGCACCATCAATGTCTGAACTAATGCCCGCTGAACTAATGCCTGCGCTTCTCATTTCGCCTGCGGCATCTGAACCGCCACTGTTTAATGTTTCATCATTTTCTTCACGCCACATACGTTCGTTTTCTGCAATCTCTTCAGCACTCATGCCTAAGAAACGTTTCATTGCAAAACGATTTGATATAAATGGTATTTGTTGTATTTGTCCAAAACTAGGTATACGTGCATTGTCAAGTTCACTTTGTCTATATGCCGCAAAGTTTTGTGGTGCTTGGAATTCTAAGTCAAACATTGCAGTGTCAACATTTACACCTTGTTCTAATAGATAGCGTTTAAAGTCTTGTGCAAACTGTTCTGTAATTAGACCTTGTAGTCTTTCACAGTAATTATTAAATCTTAACTCTTGAATGTATGCAGTGCCGACTCTTCCATCTTGGAATGAGCTTGCTCCATCATCAGCACCCGTAGGCAAATAGCTGGAAGGAATTCGTAAGCCGCGTACGAGCTTATTAGTAAAATATCTAAGGTCATCAATTTCTCCAAGGTTAGTACCACCTGGTAGTGTTTCAACTTTAGATCCTCTACCTTCAGCAGTTTGTGGGAAGAAGTAATCTTCGTTAATTGACAAGGGGTTATAACTACTGTCTATGACATTCTGACCGCCTCCAGTCGCCGATGGGATACGTCTTTGGTGTATTTCCGTTTTAACACGCTCAACAAATTGCATAGCAAGGTGTGAAGGCATGTTGCCCACATCAACGTAGAATACTCTGCGCTCTGGCGCACGTTGTACTCGATAGATAATAATAGCATCTTCGAGTAATTCTTTTTGTTTATAAACTTTAAATATACTTTCAAGTAATGAATTACCAAATGGGTAGTTGTTGTCTAATCCTTCACTTAAACTTAAATGTATTATGTGTTCTGCATCAACAGCAACTTCGCCGTCTTCAGTTGTAAATCGTGAACCTGATTGTTGCGGTGCATTACCAACCATGCCTCTACCACTACCATTAAATGAATTTGAAACACCACCTTGTATATTACCATTGGTAACATGCGGAGTAGTTGCAACCATATCTCTGAAGTTTAAATTAAAATCTTTAATTACATACTGTTCAGGACGCTTGCCTTCACTTTCGTTTACAATAATACGTGTTAGTTTTGCAGGGTCAACATGATACCATTTTTTAGTTTCTGGATCTCTAATAAAAATTGCATCGCCGTATTTAAAAACGTTACGAAATATTCTAAACATACGTGTTTCAAACTTTTGTGCTTTACACCATTGTTTTAGATATTGTCCAAGAATCTGTATTTCTGAATTTGTTGCAGGTTTGTTAAAATGAAACTTAAAGTTAGTTCCGTTTTCATCATTCATTTGTGTACAAAACTCAGCAAGGATATCTAGTGCCGCATTAACTTCACTATCGTTATCCATTGTGTTATATTGTCCATAGCGTTCTACTCTATTTGGACTACCTACATAAACATCAGGCAAGTAACTTGAATAGTTTGATCTAGCAGGTCCTGGTCGTGCACCTGCGCCTGCTCCGTTTATAGGACTGTATGTTCCGTCTACACCATTACTTGTTTCTACTGGTGTGAAATATTTTTTCCAACTCATGTGTTATGCTCCCCTCATATAGTCGCCATTCATGCCTTTAGTATTTTTAAAGGTTCGCTCGTTGTAATCTGCACTTTTTAATGTGTTTTGTGCAACTGCTTCTATCGATGGTTTCATTGAGCTTGTTAGTGCTTCTTCCATTGGCTTTTTAAATTGCGATGGTAATTTCATTATAGCATCTTCTAGTTTTGTTAAATCGATATCTACTGACTGATTATTAGCACCTGTAGATACCTGTGTTCTAACAGTATTTAACATTCCGTTTAGGGCAGACACGTTATTCCTGGCTAACTGATCCATTACTGGTGTTAGTATTTGAGCCGCTTTTTGGAAACTTCCACTATTAAACTGTTCAACTAATGATTCCATAGTTCCTGCTGAACTATTTTTTACAATAGAAGCCATTTGTTCAGGTGTAGTTACTGCTTCTAATCCATGTAGTTTTGCTAATGTTTCGCTACCAAAATCTTTAAATAGTTTGCCTGCACCCATTGTACCTGCATTAAACGAAGATAATTGTTTAATTCTTTCAAGCATTTTTTTAATTTCTTCAGAACTTTGCGGTGCTATATTAGGATTTGACATATCACTTAATATATCTTGCATATTACTAACTACTTGGTTTCTAAGCGTCTGTTGTTCTTGTGTTAAACCTGTTTGGCCTTCGTCGTTATATGTTTTTATAAGGTTGTTTACTTGCTCAACCATTTTTTGAATTTCTTTAGCAGTGTCTGAACCTGCGTTATATTGTGTCGAAGATTGGTGCAAGACGCTTAACAGTTCGTTCAACTTACCTTCACCAACGCTTCCAGATTGTTCATCTGGTGCTAATTTAGCTAGTATATTACTAATTCCAGTTTCAAAAGACGATCCTAAGTTTTCTGGATCTATTCCTGCAATACTGTCTGCTAATACTGCTACACCTCTAGTTACTAGCTTAAATGATTGTTCAACTGCTAGTTGCTGTGTAGATTCGCCTATTTGTTGTAGCTTTGTTAGACTCTTAATATAGTTTTGATACAGTGCATCAGGTCCTGTGCGATCTTCTTGTTGTGCTTTTTTATTTTGTTCAACTATTTCTTTTCTTCGCTTATCGATCATTTGAGCAGTAATATCTTCTGCTTTTAAATTTTTATCAGCGGCTAATAATTGTCTTTTTATTGCCGAATCAGATACAACTGAACTATTGTTTAGTGATGTACTAACTTCACCGGCAGCGCCAGCAAATTCACTTACTCCTGCTCCTGCAAATCTAACTATCTCTAAAAAGTTTTTATTAGTACGCAATGATTGCGCTTCTATCTGTGCTCTATCTAAATGTATTTGTGCTTGATCAGTTTGTCCTGCTTTCATTGCCGCATTGTAGCGTTCAAAATGTCCTGCTAGTTGTGGAGCAAAACTGTTAATCATTAACATTGCTGGATCGTTTGGACTTGGGAAACCTTGTGTAACCATATCTTTCATAAAGTTACCTAGTAACGGACCGTTACGTTCAGCATACGATTGTAATTCTGTTGCAAACTCTGTTCTTACACTTTCAGGAAGAAGTTGCATACTAGCAAATACTCTGCCTTCTCTAGCAGTTGCTTCAACATTTTTTGCAAGTTCTTGTGCTTGCTTACCAGTTAATTTTGCAACTTCATCTAATGCTTCAGCAAATTCAGTAGCACGTTTATTTCTTTCTTGACCAACTTTTCTTTCTGTTATATTAGCTACGTTTTGTATAAGATCGTAAGCCATAAATCTATCATTAATATCATCAACAGTTAGTCCAAGACGTTTTAGTCTTTGTTCAAATAGTGTTTCAGTTTGATCATAAAAATCAGCTTGTCTTGCAAGGAAGCCTCTTATGCCTGCATCTGCACCAGCACCCATTTGTGCTAATTGTTCAGAACTTTCTCCTGCTACTCTTGCTAGATCACCAATTTGCATTCTTGCCGCACCAGCTTGCAGAATCATTTCATCAATCTGCATACCAAAGTTAATACCAGATGATGATAGAGCTTGAATTACACCTACGTAACCTTCAAATCCTTTTATTGCTTTATTAGCAAGTCCTAGTGCAGGATGAAGATCTTTAAATGCTTCAGATACACCTCCAACAGATTTTGGTACGCCGGTTAATATTCCGCCAAAAGCATCACTAACTCTATTAGCCGCGCTTGCAACTTTGTTTAGTCCGTCTTGGGCTTTCTTTGAGTCTATGTCATCATTAGCCATTCA